CTGCTTCAGCGATCATATTACGATCAACGATCTCAAACCAATCTTTCAATGATTTCTTTTCTTTCTTATCTTTCTTGTCATCGTATTCGATGTCCTTGGTGACTTTCTTGCCGGCTTTCTCGGCTTTATCATCATCCTTGCCTTTATGACCTTCATCATATTCGATGTCTTTGGCAACTTTCTTGCCTGCCTTCTCGGCTTTATCATCTTTCTCAGCAGTGCTTTCTGCTTCTGCCATCATTGATAGAAATTTTTTAAAATCCATTATCGTTTCCTCTTATACCATTGCGCCTGTCTTAGGCTTCTCAGGGCGTTTGATGTTACTCATTGGACTCTTATCGCCCATAGTTTTGTCATCTAAGTAAGGCTTGAATGGGTCAAAACTGTCTGGAGTTGGTTTGGCAGCATAAGGAATCAATAGTTCTGATTCTTTACTCTGCTCTTTGATGCTGTCTAGATATGAGTTACCGTATGCTTTGCTTGCTTCTTCAGCACCGCTAATCTTATCGAAATCCTTCATGTTAGGTTCCATCTGATTAGCATATTCTTCTTGCTCACGATTGATGCTGTCATCATATGATGTATTCACAAGACGAACATAGTTCAAGTTATAACCTAACAACTGTGCTAATTGCTGTACCATTGGCTCTGTGCATGGATAACGGAACTTACACTTCATTATAGTGACTGGTTCATTATGAACACCAGGAAAACCATAGACATCTTTCGCTATAGGAAGTGTCTTAGGTGTTATAGGACCTGCTGGTTCAAACTTCTTTAGATTATAAATGAATAAGTCTAGGAAGTTCTTATCGATCTCACCAGCAATCTTAATAGTGACATCATATAGATGTACGCTTTCAGCAATGTATTGTTTTAGGCTTTTCATATCTGTATATTCCCGTATCTAATATTTATCATTTATCCGTCTTTTTGTCAAGAAGTGCCTTGAGTATCTCGTTACGGTCAAGAGCTTTGCCCTCACCCAATGGTGTTGCTTCGATCTCTTTGTCTTTACTGCTTTGTTTTTGATCTAAGGCTGCTTTTTTCAATTGTAACTCAATCATCTTGAGTTTTTTACTGACTTTATTAGTCTTAGCAGTTATAGCATGGCCTAGCATAGTACCAGCGACATTGAATATCTCACTGCTGAAACGACTATCAACCTGCATACCTAGATCCATCAAGTCTTTATAACTATTCTGAGCCAAGCTAGCGAGTTCGTCCATCTCTATATCAGCGGTCTCAAGCCCACGCACCTGTGGTAATGCGTTCTCTATTTTCTCAAGGTTATTGAGTGCTGTCTCAGTGATCTCCTGAGTCTCAGGGGGCAGTTCAAATTCTTCAGATTTCTCTTCGCTTTGTGAGAGATTGAATAGTTCTTCCAGTTTTCTTGTCATCTACTATTTATTTGCGTTTGCCCTTATAAAACAAATCGTCTTCAGTGATGACTCTAAAAGTACAACCTATACGCTTGCAATAGGCCATAGCAGCGGCCCATTTAGCATGATTGAGTGCTACCGTTGCTCTATCTTTTGCACTAGCAACTTTACTTTCTATGAGACTTTGCTTTTTAGGTTTGATCTCGACTATCTCCGCTTTTTGAGTACCAAACTTGTCTTGGTACAATACAAAGAAGTCAGGAATATAAACTGTCTGTTTTCCTGTCAATGGATTGCGATATGGAATCTGTATCGCTTCACTAGCCCATTGAATCACACTATCGTGGTTATCGCAGAACATCATGAATGTCAGTTCCCAGCCACTACGATACTTAGGCGTGTTTTTACCTACATATTTGTGTTTGTTGATGACTTGGTATTTACCCTGAGCCCAATTAGCCATATCATAAAACTACGTTACGTGACACAGGTTGTACTGGTCTTGGTATGACTGCTACACCATAAAGTGTTGTCTTTGATTTAAAACTATTGAGGTAATATGCGAGAGTTTGGTTAACTTCAAGTTTATTTTTAGTTGTGCCTTTAATATTATCTAATAATGTGATCGCATCTATACCTGATTCTTGTGCTACTTTAAAGAAAAATGCTGTAAAATTTTGAGCCATTGTTTCAGTCTCGCATACACCCTTGAAATAACTTAAAACTATATCATATTGATTGACAGGAATTTTTAATGTAGTATTATAAAAATTATCAAAAATTTTTACAGTCCTATCTAAACTTTCTTTTTGTGTGGTAATTAATGGCATTTTATTTTCTAACCTGTATCCCTGCAGTAGGTACTTTAGCAACTGGTGTAGGTGTAGGACTATTACTTATAGTTGGTGCACCTGCTGTACCAATTGGATATGGAGTGACTGACCTATTTGGTATGTCAAACAATATATTCCTATTCTTACTTATCGGACTTCCAAATCCACCTACAGCATTTCTTGCCATAGCCTCAAGTTCGCTTTTTCCGGTTTGTTTAAGATTTGTGTTTTTCACAGTATTATAAGCTGTGCCTGCCTTTTGTATAGCTCCAACTATATTACCTTCAGACAAGTCTTGTATAAATCCGCCGGCTGCATCTACTAGTCCACCTTGACCTAATATTGTTGCATTGGAGCCGGCCTTCGCTATAGGACTTTCTCTTCTATCATATGTCGCATTATCACCGAAACCAGTAACGATATCTCCAGGAGCCTTACCGTCTATAGCACCCTCATTATAAACAACTGTTTCATAATCAACGGTCATTTGATTCTGCATAACGCCTGCACCGTCAGCATAGCTATATGTATCATGTGCAAAATTAGTGATGATAGGATTTATCAATGTATATGCTGTGAAACTGTGTTGATTGAAACCAAATATCGTTATATTTTTAAAGAAAGGAACCTTATGACCAAACTTAGGTATAGCTGTTTCGCCTATATAACCCCAGTTATCATCACCGCTGATGCTATCTTCGTAGATATTAGTGATATTATAATCTGCATTAGTAGCCTGAGGAGAATTGGCATTGCCATCGCTAGTAGGAACTGCTCCTCGCTTACCTAGAAACACGGTAGGTTTAGTAGCATCAGCATAATAGTATGTATAATAATTAAACCACATTCTGTTAATCAAATTGTCGTTATCATCATGAAACGTGATATTGACTGGTTCGTATCTTATCTTAGTTTGAACTATTCTTTTACGATTATATTGATTGAGTTGTGTAGTATTAAAATTATAGCCAGGTAACTTAACGTCTTTAACTAATATACCTATGTTCTTATCAACACTACCTGGCCATGCTTCAGGATTAATGCTGAAGTAAGTATGAAATATGAATTTGTATTTAGGAGCGTTTTGATAACTGTTCGTCCTAAATGTTTTACTTGCGTGAGTGTAATCTCTAAGGTAATCGCTGCCGAAGAAAGCTCCGGCAGCGTCCTTAAGTAGATTTTGAAAAAACCCTGACATATACAGGAGACCTTAACTATTAGGTCGCTGCGCCGATACCAGTTACGCTGTCGCCTGTTAGGATTCTTCCAATACTTGCACCAACACCTGAAGATAGTGGTGAATTGATTGCGTTATCATAACGTAATGTCAATGAAATCGTTACTGGATCGTTAGTAGCGTAGTTCAAAGTATTATAGTTAACTGTCTGAATGAAGCAACCATATATTTCCCATGCTTCTAAAACTACAGGGGCACTAGTACCATTACCACCGTCTAATACTTCGATGTTTGTCTGGAACTTATAGTCTTGACCTGTTGCAGCAGATGCCTGCTCAACAAAGTCTAATTGCTTCTGTACTTGCTGACCAACTGCTTTTGCTACAGTGCCTGAAGCATCATCACGGATGTTAACAGTGATTGGTTGCCATGAATATTTACCTGCTAGATACAATGTTGAGTTGTAAACAGGAAGTGTGATTTCTTGGAACTGAATCTGCGGTCTTGCGATATCAACGACTTGCTTAGTTAATGCTAGACCACCTGCGGCATCAACACCAAAGTTTAAAAAGTTAACTCTGAAGCGATACTGTAGTTTTGGCATCAACAGGCCCTGATTGCCTCCGGCATTATCAGATGCTACTGTCATGTTGAACAATGATTGTGAGGCTGTTGCCATGTTAAAAATCTCCTACTTTATAGTATTTATCAATCTTTGAGAGCCCCTTGCGAGGCTCTCTTTCGTCTTTTATTACGCTCCTGACAACTCACCTGTGTTCAAGATACGAACTGGGATATAGATGAATTCAGCAGCCTTGACAGGCTCAACTGCAACATCGATCCACAATTCGTTGCGATCTATTCTAGCAGGAGTGTTGTTTGATTCATCACAGACTACCAAGTAGTCATAGATGCCTCGTTTTGCTACAAGGTCAACAAACAATGATTCTACAACACCGCTGATCTGCTGACGAGTCAACTGATCATTAGGTTCGAATACGAATGGTCTTGCAGCGATAGTCAATTGACGACGGATGTACGCAACAAGTCTTGCTACGTTTGTACGATCCAATGCGCTTTGACTATTGAATGATGTCTTGTTACCATAGTTCAACAAGCCGTTGCCAGTGAAGAACACTAGTGGGTTGATGAAGTTGATGTATAGTACATCACGGATACCGATGCGTGTCTTGATGACTTGGAATTCACCAGTTACACGATCTAGATAACCGATGTTCAATGCGTTATCGATGATACCACGACGAGTACCTGCTGCCGCTAACCAAGGATAAGCGACTGTATCGTTACGCAAGAATGTACGCAACATCATGTGTGATGCTGGAACTGCAACTTCGTTACCACTCAAATCTAATGCGATACCGCTTGGATAGAACAAGCCAAGATAAGTGTTGCGTGTTACACAACCTTCTTCACCTGTGCTTGTTGCACCGGCTGCATTAGTTGCCCATGCTTGAATTGCTGTTGCATCTTCTGGTAGACCCATTGGAGTGTCACCTAAGATGTAACCTGTTTCACCGCGATCATTATTCAATACCACTAAGTTAGGCTGTAGTTCTGGATAGTTAGGAGCAGCCATCAAGTTGAAGAAGTTATCTTCATCACGTATAGCAGTATTTGTATCTACTACTGAACGCATAGCTTGAACAACCATAGCTCTCTGAGCCTTGCGACCCATGTAAGGAGCACCGTTTGATTGCAATCCGCTTGCTGATACCCATGTGCTACGAATTGTTGGCAATGTCTCATCAGGGAAACTCAAGCTATTGAAATAGTTAGTTCTCCACTGCTTGACATTATAACCACTTCTACGTGTGTTGAACAACAACATACCTACTGGATATAAACTTGCACTTGGAGCGTCTAAATCAAGATTATTACTTGTCAACAATGACTTGATTGTTGGGATCGGATCGTTTGCTGGGTTGATAGTGTTTTGATCACTTGACCAACGTGCATCAGCGAATAACACGCCATTGCTTGATGTTTGATCAGTATTATCGATCAATACCCATCTATCCTCACCGTCGACCATCTGCCAACGTAGAATTACTGGATAGTTTTCTAAGTCTCTTGTGTCGATCCATAGATCACCGTATGCAAGTGCTGTACCATCACTCTGAGTAGTTGGCTCACTTGCGCTCACGATTGGACCGTTTGGATCAGTAGTGTTTGATCCACTTGGTAGTGGGAAACCGTTAGCGTTATAATTTACATTACGATATCCCTTCCAACCTGCTGACGTATTTACCATGACATCAACTTCATCTGCTACACTGTAGAACCAATTAGTTCCGCTATCAGGAATCTCAGTCGGAGCACCCTCATTAGCGGTGAACTCAAACTCAACCCAATTACTCAACATTGTTTCGTACTTGTATGCAGGTAAGTCAGAATTAGTTGATATAGTGACACTTGTGATGCCACCTGATCCGTTTACCGAGCCTACTATAAAGATCGCATCGTTAGTACCATCAACACCGCCTAAGTTAGAACCTAAGTATGTCAATGTATCACCTACTGCATAACCTGTGCCTGCTGCTGCGATAGATTTAACATTGTATTGATGAGCTATATACTCGATAGTAACCTGTGCACCTGAGCCACCGCCTGAAGTGCTGTCTTCAGCTAATGTTAAGTTTACAGTTACGAAATCACCTAATTTACAGCCGTCTGTCACACTAGAAACGAATCCTGCTTCTTCTAGTAAGCCATTGCTTAAGCCTGTTGCAGGATCGATGTCATCAATACGTATGCTACCGCCCAATGTATGAGTGATCTGTATTGAACCATCTGTTCCTATAGTTGCAGTAGTATAAGGAATATTTGCTAATTGCCATGCTTCTACAAACTCTTCTGCAAATGTGTTGTCTGCTAGGCTGAATGCGTATGGACCAGTCCAACCACTGCT